GCAACCTGGACACCTTGAAAGGTCAGTCTTCGAGTTATTTGAAGAATCGTAATTGGCCCTATAGCTGTACCAGTGCTGCTATACCGTATGCTAGGTTTCTGATACAAACTGACCCACGTTGGCTTGGTTACTTGGAGGACTCGTATCGTGCTCGGAATAATATTCCAAAGCATATTATACTTGACCAAAAAGTTTTCTGGGCCTCTGTGTTTAAGGTTGTTGAAGGGAATCGAATCACTTTTGTTCCGAAGAGCGCCGTTACTGAACGCTCTATCGCGATCGAGCCCGCAATGAATCTGATGTTGCAACTTGGTGTTGATGGTTTTATCCGCACGCGTTTAAAACGGTGGGATATAGATCTCGACTCGCAAGTTAAAAATCAGAGGATGGCTTTCAGGGGTTCAATTGATCCAACTAACGAATCTTATGTTACGTTGGATCTAGCAAATGCTTCAGATAGTATTTCTTTGAAGCTTTGCGAACTATTGTTACCTCCTGAGTGGTATTCATATCTGTTAAAACTGCGTTCTCCTTCTGGGGTTCTTGGTGATAAGGTCTTGAGTTATAATAAGATCTCATCAATGGGTAATGGATTCACGTTCGCACTCGAATCTGCAATTTTTGCGGCCCTTTGTTTTGGGGCTATCAAAATGAGCAACGGCACTTGTGACTTCAAAAATGATCTATCGGTCTTCGGTGATGATATCATCGTGAAAAGATCGGTTCATACAAAAGTCATTCGTGCGCTCAATCTGGCCGGTTTCCAACTTAATCACGAAAAGTCCTTTACAAAGGGCTCGACACGAGAGAGTTGCGGTACAGATTGGATCGAGGGGAAACCTGTTAGGCCGGTATTCTTCACCGACACTCCGACGGACGTCATGGAACTTTTTGTCGATAGGAATCGATTGAAAAGGATCCTTGAACTACGTTGGGGAATAGAAGAGTCAAAAACTGTTCAGCTCATTGATAAATGGATCCCGGAGAAGTTCCGCGGAGACATCGGTCCCTGTTCTGATATTGATTTTGATTCCTATATTCATTGTACGAAGCCGAATGGCTTGTATAGAAATGGATTGTGGAAGTACCCACGGTTGATTCGTCAGCCGCTCGAACGACCAGGCAAACTCTTCCTTTGTAGGAAGCTGATGCATGATCTTCGGGGTCCTAATGTAAGTCTCAATTCGCCCATGTTCTCATCGAGGCGGAAAAAGATTTCAGCAGGTGGAAGTAGGTTTACTGTTCTGCGAAGTTATTCGTACACAGTAAGTAAA